ATCCACTAAAGTCCTTGCGGATTCTCTAGTATCACTCAGTGCTGCCTTTTTTGAGGTCTGGCGTTTGACCTATCATGCTACGCTATTCGTCCCTCAATCTTCCGTCTGCCTGCCTGCGGGCAGTTCGGTTCCGCTAAGAACCTACGTCTTCAATCCGAACAATCACATCATCCTTGCGGGAATCCGTGAACCCAATTCACTTCCGTGTTAGGTATTAAGCACCTTTCACATAGCACTGGAGCAGACTTTCGCTTTTGTTATACAAACCAGGAATTGAACCTAGATCGACAGTCTTCAATACTGTTGTCTTACCATTAGACAATTTGCGAACCTACTAAGAAGTGCTGCTCCAGCAGATCCATATCTTGTTAGATACGGAATACTACACTCCTCATGTCTTTTGCCTTGCGGGCTACTCAACGGCACTTCTAGTTTCCCCTCATCGGTTCTACTATTGTGCTACCGCTTTGCCTTTCCTTGCTAGGTCAGACTTAGCGATTACCCATTAGTTTTCAGCATTCGCGAGTTTGGTTCGATACAGCTAGACCACCACAGTCTATTAGAACTCACCGACTGGCTCTGTTCGTATCCTTTCGGACTTATATCACTCACTTACTGCCTACCGCCATTCTACTGACGGGAGATGCTTTCGGTAATGCCGAGACATCTCTAACTTGGGCTTGCATAGATGAACCATTACTGGCGCAGTTACGTAGGAGTCTCTGCTTTGGCCACATTACTGCGGTTATTCTAATGAGGCTATGCCCCCATTTCTTATTCTCTACTTATACACCACTTTATGGTGTTTGTAAATACTTTTTTGAAAAATATTTACGAGAAACTAGGCCCGGGATATTTTACAAGCATACGGGCGGCGCTTGCCGTTTTGTTTACAACGTATAATCTGTTAGGGTATATACGTTGGTTCAGCAGACGGTACTGCTTATCTGGTTGCAGGAGTCGGACTTGAACCGACGACCTTCTGGTTATGAGCCAGACGAGCTACCACTGCTCCACCCTGCGTCAAACTGGTCGGCAGTTTTAGACTTACCGAGGTCTAGTGGACTTACAGAGACCAGCATTACCTGTAAAGATATCTCGCCACGTTATTGGCTCCCTAAGATGGATTCGAACCACCGACCAATTGATTAACAGTCAACTGCGCTACCGCTGCGCCATTAGGGAATAAGACACCTCACGTCTTGGTGCTTACGTCAAACATTCTCGACAGACTCCATACACCATACGGTATGCGAGTAGTTTGACTATAAAATGGTGCCCATTAGTAACTCTTACCTTGGGCGTATCTCACTCGTCTGCTATGTCTACCTTTACCTCTATTTTTACCTGCATAAGATGCAGTTTGACTGTGGCAGTTAGGACATAACAATGTCAGATTATCTTCTACTTGATTTACCGCGTTACCATCAATGTGTTCAAGCTGCAATGATATTGGCTTTTCTTGCCATTCACTTATGCCACATGATGTGCATTTACTATCAAATTTCTCAAAGATGTATCTTTTAACGTATTTACTTGTCTGATCTTTACCCGACAATCCTGTCTGTAGACCTTGTTTCCATTCAGTTATATAAACTTTGTATTGGAATTCCTGTTGACATGTAACACTACAATACTTGTTAACCTTCTGGTGAGAAATCGGGCATTCTGTGCCGCAGTTAAGACATTGATATGTTTTCATTAGTAGAACTCCTTATAAAGTTATTTATGCTCTACCGATTTTTTATGGTGCCCCATGTCCGACTCGAACGAACGACCTACCGCTTACAAGGCGGTTGCTCTACCAACTGAGCTAATAGGGCGAAGACTTATTAGAAGATCACACAAGATATAAAAAGGTGTTGGCGCACCAATCGTTCGCTATCCGCCAAGATAACCGACCCGCCACCTCAATAGGCTAAGATCGTCCAATGCGTTCATCTAATAAGTCTTGTGTGGGGAGCCGAAGCTCCCCGACACAAACTTTTTTCTAACGATTTCAAAGAACAGAACTAATATATATACTGTTTTACCGAAAATGTCAAGAACTTTTTTAATTATTTTCGAAAAACTTTGGGGTGAATGAAGGGGATCGAACCCTCGCCATGCGGCACCACAAGCCACCGCTCTACCACTGAGCTACACTCACCATACTCTAATACTTATAACTGGCGGAAGGTGTGGGAGTCGAACCCACTCTACCATTTCTGGTAGACGCATTAGCAGTGCGTTGCATTACCGTCCTGCCCACCTTCCGTTTATATTACTTGACGTTCACAATACCCTTGAAGTCATAAGGAACGATAATCGTAGAAACCTTACCTTCTTTGACTGCCTCTGCAATCGTTACAAGAGCGGTTGCTTCCATGTATTTTGTAGCGCCAGCGTTAGCATTCAATGCAGCAATACGTTCTGCTTCCAACTTCGCGGTACGAACTTCAACCAGCTTCTGCTTTTCAGCATTTTGTGCCTGCACCAGTTGGTTAGCAGACGCTACGATGTTGGCAGCTGGCTTGACCTGACGAACGAGAACTTGTGACACATCAATCTGGCCGTCAAGTTTTTCGGCAACGAGGCTGGCAATAATTTCCTGACGAATCAACACTTCCATCTCGGCGCGATTATCAGCCATCTTCAAAGATTCGTAACGACGAGCAACCTTATATGCAGCGTTACGACCGAGCTGGCGAATGTAGTTATACATCAACAGCGTATCACCTTCTTCGGTATCAGCGTGAAAGCCGCGGTTCTTTTCTACATAGATTTCAGCCGCACTAGTCGGATTGATTGAATAAATCACTGACATATCGAAGTCGGCAACAGTTGAGTTGTCGCTGGCAAGAGGAGTCAAGTCAACGATATCAACCTGAACATCCTTCGTCGGGAAAGTAAGAACTTCACCAAAAATAGTCTGATTGATAGAACCTGGCTGTAGTTCAGTGGTTTCAATGGTCTTGTCGAACGAACGACGGACACCAACTTCACCTGTTTCAATTCGGGTACAGGCAGCGGTACCAACCAGAAGAAGCGACAGGGCGGAAATCTTAGCAACACGATTCATAATAATTTTATTCCTTAGAAAATCAAAACAATTGCCGTAACAACGACCATCGCTGCCACAGAACACACTATACTATAGGCGAACAACTTTGTCAAGCCTAATTTTTCAGATTTAGTCATTTTTCTGAACATATCAATACCGACAATAAATCCAAACAGGATAAACATGAAGGCAACAATCATTTTACTCATAACAAGACTTTCTGTGTTGGTAGCCCGAACGGGTTTCGATCCCGCTTCTCTGCCTTGAAAGGGCAGTGTCCTAGCCACTAGACGACCGGGCCATTTGGAGCGGAGGAGCGGATTCGAACCGCCGACATTCTCGTTGGCAACGAGACGCTCTACCACTGAGCTACATCCGCATTTTGGAGTCACGAGCCGGATTCGAACCGGCGGCTTTACGGATTTGCAATCCGTTGCATTGGACCACTCTGCCATCGTGACATGGTACCAGCAGGTGGTAACGCTCCACCCGAACCAACCTTATGAGAGTCGGTCGAACACTTGTTCTGCTGGTGTGGTGCGAGTGACAGGGTTCGAACCTGTGACCTAACGATTATCGGTCGTTTGCTCTACCAACTGAGCTACACTCGCAAATATGGTGGACACTCTGGGGTTCGAACCCAGGACCTACAGGTTAAAAGCCCGTTGCTCTACCTACTGAGCTAAGTGTCCGTGAAATGGTAGACGATGTAGGATTCGAACCTACGACCTAAGGATTAAGAGTCCCGCGCTCTACCGACTGAGCTAATCGTCCATTAAACTTTAACCGATGTAGATCCGATGACGTTCGGAATCTACAGATGCACCAACTACACGATGTTCTATGTAGTAGGCATCGATAAACTGATCACCGTCACGAGTATACACACCGTAGGCAGTCCGAGCTTCTTCCTCAGAAGCATACACACCTAACAACAGCGAACCGTGGAGATCAAACTCACCTAACAACGCAAAAACTTCCATAACGAATCACTTTCTCTCTGACTATATTCTCATAATAACAGATTCGCAGAGAATGTCAAGCATTATATTTGGTGCGCCCGGCAGGACTCGAACCCGCAACCAAACCGTTATGAGCGGTCGGCTCTACCATTGAGCTACAGGCGCAAACTGTTATTCAGCAAGCCACTGCTTGAGGGCGCCAAACTTTATGTCGAAGCACCACTCTAGGCGCTCGGCACCATAAAACTTGTATGCATCGGCCTCATCTTCGGCATCTGCAATGATTTCTACGGCGCGAACCTTGTCGCAATTACAAAGCAGCATGGTTTCTGCCACGCGCTCCTTGAACTTCTCAAGGTTAGCCGTCTGACGAATGGCATCTTCGTCAATCTGCACCGAAAGTTTCTCAACCAGATTTTTGAAATCTGCATCAAAATTCTCGATAGACGCAAAAGTAATGCCACGAGGGCGAAAACCATACACATCCTTGTGTAGGTCAGAATAAATGTCGCCATCTCGACTATCGGTGGCGACATTTATTTCAGCAAGCGTAAGCATTTCGAATCACCTTCTCATCAACTACTCTTTCTTTATAGCTGATTCGCAGGTAAATGTCAAGCGATAAATTTTATACGCCAATCGCATTTCGATATGTGTCAAGAATCATATCTTCTTCTTGACGGATATGCGCTTCCTTTTTACGTAGGCGAATAATCTGGCGAGTTGCCTTAGCATCGTAACCCTCACCCTTCAATTCAGAATAGACTTCCTTGCGGTCAATCTTCTTTGCATCAATTTCGGCTTCGATAGTCTCAATACGTTCAATAAAAAGACGATACTTATCAATTGCAATAATGTCACTCATTATATAACCTTTCTAGAAATGGATGCCCCGTCAGGTCTCGAACCTGAACTCTTCGGAATCAAAATCCGACGTGTTGCCAATTACACCACGGGGCATTGGTAGGGATGATGGGACTCGAACCCACACTGGAAGGATTTTAAGTCCTCTGTCTCTGCCATTGGACTACATCCCCAAACTGGAGGAAGCGGTGGGATTCGAACCCACGGTACCTTGCGGTACGACAGTTTTCAAGACTGTAGGTTTCAACCACTCACCCACGCTTCCTATAAAAAACTTCTAACAATGTCAAAGAACAGAATACTATATATAACAGTTTTTGACATTTATCAAGAGTTTTTTAAAAATTATCTGGTTTATATGGGTCGTAAAATCTTCCCCATAACCAACCAGATGGTAGAATGAACGTGACTGGGTCTACCAGATGTGTTTTACCCGACGGCTCTACACACCACGCTCTTCTACGTTGTCTCGCTCTCATCGCTATCAGATTGCGAGTTTCCCATGTTTGGCGTCTGCCATACATAGGATTATTTTCGTTTCTCCTAGTTCCTCGCATTTTGCGACGAATTTTGGCCTTTGTTTCTTCTTTCAAACCACCCCAATTAGGGTTGTTGCTTCCACTTAACGCTAGAGCAATCTTTCGTTTATGCTCTGTTGTTAAAGCCGGTATCTTCTTTCTACTGACTTTATCACGAAATGTCAAGCCTTTTCCTAAAGAATTTACTTTATCTCTGATATATTCGATATTAGAGTTTTGAAGTAGAAGTTCTCTCGGCTTAGGTACCTGTTCAGGATTTTTGACTAACCAGATTTCGCTCTTGTGCTTAAAAAGGAAGTATCTCACGTATACCCCTATCAAGTAGCGTTAGACCATGTTCTCTATCAATATACTTGTATTGAACGTCCACTGGACCAAAATCGCTTAGTGCTAGAAATACATCTTCAATGTTTAATTTCGAACAGGTGTAAACATCCAGTTGCATCAATGCAGGATGCACTTCATCCCACACATGCATAGCAATATGGCTGGTTTCGATAATTGTTACGGCTGTTAGTCCTTGATTGCCTACCATATCGGAATACACGGCATATGGACCCATAAGTATCTTCATATCAATCTTAGCGACCAAAAGTTTCATCCAGTCCTGGATTGCTTCTACGCATTTAGGTGGATTTTTTAATTCTGCACGAATGATTAGATGCTTATGTTCCAGAATTGCGCCCATCAAAGTATCTCCGTTTGAAAGTTCGAGAACAGCTATTTATTAGTGTTACAAACCCCAAGGTTTTTTCACACCCCATGTCACTGGAATATATTGCTCTCTTACGAATAATTTTTTTATTCTTCGGAGATACTCTCGGACTTTTTTGATGCCCTCTTCTTCTTAACCTCTGGCTTTTTCCAACCAACAAGAAAGGTCTCAAGAACATCTGCCAGAGAAGGATAAAGTTCAAGTAACTTTTGATCCTTTACCGAGTCAAGCAATACTGCTTCGTTCTGGTGAACTCCTTGGCAAATCTGCATCCAGATTTCTTCGCGGCGCCACTGAGGCACGTTCGATGCACTGCCACCTGGTAGCAAAGTCAAAATACGACGGAACTCTTGTGTGATATTGGTATCTCCCATATCAACAGGAAGTTCTTCGTTCTTGGTGGGAGTTCTACCTTCTGGAAGATTGACTGGACCTTGTTCATATCCTACACCCCATGCAACAAACCGCATAAAAATAGAATTGCCAGTAGAAACTGCACGAACTCTTTCACGCAACTCGTCTGCGGTTTTTGCTTCGGTTGCCCAATTCAGGGCTTGGTCCAATTGTCTAAATTTTTTAGGCTGTAATCGTGTTGCCATTTTCAATTCTCTTTCTCAATTCGCTTGTGCTAAAGCCATGCCTACGAGAGTTGTAGTATGTTTCAATTCCCAATTCATGACCAGTAAAAGGTTTACCGTAATACTCTTCACCGATGATGCGAACATCCCAGTCGTAGCATTGTAGTATATTTAGCAAGTCCTGCTCGGTCGTATATGGAATAATCTGGTCAACATGCCTACAGCCTTCTAACTGAATATAGCGTTCAACTAGAGATTGAACCGGCTTATTCTTCTCAGGACGGTCAATTGTGGGATCAGTCTGTAGAGCAACTACGAGACGGTCACACTGTTCCTTAGCTTCTCCAAGCATAAGAACATGGCCTGCGTGAAACAAGTCAAAGCAACTGGCTGTGATGCCAACTCTCTCGTCGGAATTATTAAAATTCATCGATCAAATCAATCATCTGTTTCATGCGGTTAGCAATGAAGTAGTTCAAGAGACCACTGCGGTCGCCACCTTGCTGCTTTTCGTAGCTATCGATAATAGCTTCCTTGATATCTTCTGGAATGCGCGACAAGTCTACAAGTTCACGATTGCGCTGGAAGTTGCGCCACATTTCATCGCTTGTGATGAAGTCTTCTGGCTTCTGGTGCTTCCACTCTGCAACCTTGTCCTTCTTCATGGGACGCTGGCGTGAACCTGTCACGAACGTATCATCGTCTGATAGAATGTTGGGAACACCATCACCCTTATCACCCATAATGATATGTTCCATAAGAACCGCTTCGGGTGTATCAGTCAACTTGACAAACTTCTTTTGCACAGGCGCATACTGCTTGACGTTTGACCACTTCTGCAACTGATTGAAGTCGTGGTCACCAGAGAGAACCAAAAATGGCTCTGCACTGGGCAGAAGGCCATCAGTGTTCGAAGTCTGGCTATATTCAGCCAATGCACCGATTACATCATCTGCTTCTGCGCCATCGACATCAATAACAGGATAAGGGAAGTGTTCTGACAATTCTGCACGAACCTGGTGCAGGGCTTCGAAGATAGAATTCCAATCAAAGCCGCTATCTGCACGATTCTTCTTACGATTAGCTTTGTAGTTAGGGAAGAACTGGCGGCGCCAGTAGTGGCGATTGTCACATGCAATAACAATCTCACCAAATTCTGCACCGAACTTGCGCTTATATGAACGGATTGAATTGATAATCATGTGACGGATTAGAGGCACATTGACTTCTACATCACGCCGACCACCAAGTTCTGCCATCATATTACTAATTGCGACCTGATTAAAATCTACTACTATCATTCGCTTTCATCCTTCTTGGCTCTAGTTAAGACTTCGCGAATGTCATCCAACAGATTTATTTCTGGACAATGGACGCCAGCT